GCCCTTGCTTTTGCTATGGGGACACATTTAGGATAGTTTTTTCTTTTTTCTCCACCGCTTCTACCGCATTTAGGATAAGAACCATCAGATTTTTTATTGGCTATATCTACCCAATTTTCTTTTACCCAAGACCTTAATCCTTTTTTAGCCATTAATATTTTTTAGTTTTTTTTCTTTTCTTTTTTAAAACAGCACCACAACCTTTTGCAATGCCACCTTGTTTAAAACTAGAAACTTTTTTTCTATCTTGTGATACTTGATTACTAGAAATCATACCACCATCAGCTTTTTTATTTTTCTTTCCACCTGGTGTAATCTTTCCACTACAAACTCCGCTTGCATACATATTAGCATATGCGCTAGGGTAGACTTTGAATTTCCGCTTAGCTGCAGCTTTTCCTTTTGCACAAAGTTTAGCCATTATTTTTTCTTTTTCTTTTTCTTAGTTTTTTTCTTTATGATACCCCTGCCCATAAGAATATCTTTTTTGGTGACTTTTCCGTCACCACTTAAATCTGGAAATTTTTTTTTCATCGTCCTTGTCCCCTATATGGTTTAAAGCTTCGTCGCTTATGTTTATTCATAGTAGATGTGCTTATTCTACCATGACCTATTGTAGTCTTTTTAACTACATGGTCAATATTGGTATTAACTTTTTGTTTCTTCATGGATGCATCCTACACAGCCACACCAAATACAAGAAGTGTCACAATGACAAGCACACTGACATTTTATGCAGATTGTCATTTGGTAATTTTTTTAGATTTTTCGAAGCTGCGAAGCCCGGCCATTCCGAGTAAAGCTGTGACAAGCGGGAATAAAGTCGACATGTCAAGCTCTGGAAGAGGCGCATGTTCAACACTAAATGCGGCTAATATAAATACTAAAAATTGTTTTAATACATACTCCCAGAAAATCGCTAACGCACAGGACATCCCGATGAGGGGGCGCCACGACCGCTGCATAATACCACCAATACCTGTAGCGGTAGATTTAGCATCAGCTAAGTTAATATCCATTTGTTTGGAATTAATCTGATTTTCTAATTCTTTTAATTTATTTCTTGCGTTGAGCTTTTCCTCTTCTGAGGTGTGGACACTGTCGATTACTTTACCAACAGTGTCTACTAAAGATCCGCCTAATAGTTTAGATAACATTATTAAATACCTTTAACGATTGCCACTACAGCGACTACTGCAACAGCGACTACGAATAGTTTTCCCTTTTTGTTGAGCTTGTTCCATCTCTTCATAGGGTTCCATCCAAATATCATCATGATATCCTCCTTTTTTAAATTAGTACCACTTGGCACTACGCTTTTTCTCAGAAAGCATGCGTTTTTGTCCGCCTACTTTTTCTGTCTGAGTCTCGTTAGGTTTTGTCATTTCAATTTCGACTCCGCCTTTTTTATAGCCCTCTTTATCAACAAACATTTGATGATCAATAGGTCTTTTGTTCATACTTTTCATGATCTTTAGCTCCTTTGTTGTAATTTTATCTTTTTTTAAGGTTTATTTCCAGTCATAACCTTCATTTGTGAGATACCTGACTTGGCTAGGGATACACCTGCCCTTAAAGACTGATGTTCATCATTTTGTTCCATTTTTTCATCAAAGTTTACTTGATCTTGAACCAGTTTTGCCCGTTCTATCTCCAATTTTTGTTCACCTTCGTCTTTTTTACGTTCATTTTCCATAGCACGAAGGTCAACTTCTCTTGATTTTAGCTTAATTAGTGGATCAACGTCTTCTGCAGAGTTAATTTTGCGTTCTTCCTCCATAAAGTCTTTAGTCATTTCTGCAATAAGCTTAGATTTTCTAGATTCTATGTTTATTTGCAATTGTTCCATCATTGGATTTGGTTGTGGAGGCATGCCAGTCGCAGCTTGTTGCTGCATTTGAGCCTGCATTTGCTGTAATTGTGCAATTTCATCTTTAAACTCAAGTTGAATTTGTTCTTGAGCCATTAAAGAAATATGTTCCAATATATTTTTTTGCACTAAAGACATAATTGTAGGGTTATTTCTTACCATACTTGTGCCCATGAAATTTAAGTGAGCATCAATGTGAGCTTTGTGATCTTGTTTTGGAAAAGCTTGAAACTTTTTTCCGGCCATAGACTGTATGTGTTCCATGCTAGGGTCCATCGGCTGTGGAGGTTGTGGAGGAGGTAAAATTAAATCAACATTTTTAACTCCCACTGCTTCATACATACTACGATAAGCTTGATATAAATTATGTATTTTAGGATTTGTTTGAGCTAATTGTAATTGTGTTTGAGCTAAACTAATTCTTTGTGTTTGTGAAAAAATGTTTGGATCGGCTATAGGAAGAATATCTATTTTATCATCAAAATCTGTTTGTTTTATCATACGTTGACCACCCACTACGTCGTAAGGATATTCTGGTGGTAGATAAAGTGAAAAAATTCTCACTAATTGTCCAAATTCATTCTTTAATGAATTGTATAATCTTTTGTGTATAGCGGACATGACACGAGAGCCACGTTCTAATAATGCGACTGTGGTTCCGACAGCAGCGCCTTGGTTGCCGTCACCCACTTGCATATCAGCGATGGACGCGAAACGTTGTCCCGCCTGCACCACTATGCCCATGAGCTGCAATAATGTTGCAGACGGTTCTTTAAAAGGAAGAGGCATAAATGATTCACGAAGATTACCACCCGGAGCATCGACGTCTCTGAACTCTCCTGGTTGTATTGATTGTGCTTCATCTCGTACTCTGATGCCTCTCGTTTTAAAACCCGAGGGTAGATTAGAAAGAGTCCCTGCATCTAAAAGCTGTCGTAGGGCCGCTGTTGCAGTTCTTGATAATCCACCAATCATATGAATTAAACCAAAGCCATAAAAACCTAGACCTGGTAAAAACTTAAAATGTGTAAAGTAATGAATTCTTTTTTTCTTAGGGTCTTGTGCTTCATAGTTTCTACGAATAGATAAAACTTCTCTACTTCCTTCTTCAATAGTCACAATGTAAGGTAGTTTAATACCTGTAGCTTCGTCTGTCTCAGGATTTGTTTCTTCAAAACCTTCTAAGTCTAAATCAACATGACACTCTAACAGAGTATACATGTCTGGAGATTTGTCTGACTTACGAATACCCTCTATCTCTCTTTCTTTCGCTGCAATCTCATCATCTTCATTAGATGCTTCTGATACTTCGATGTCTCGATAGAAGCCACCGACTTGTTGTTTACGTAAATCATTTTCAGAAATATTTATTTTATGAATAATTGAATCTGCATCATTTAATGAGGTTGCTGAATAGGGAACAAGTAAATCATCTGCTGGTACAAACTTTGAGACGGCTCGACCTAATAATTCATCGTAGTACACTTTTTTAAATGTCGAGCCTGAGAGAGGAAGATAGAAAAGCATTTGATCGAACTCTTGCTCATATTCTTTCATTTCTGACATGAGCTGATAGTTCATGAACTCTTTGACACGTTCGCTTTGTTGTTCTTTTGCGGTGCTTGGAGCTCCCATAATTTGTGTTCGAACAGGACCACTAGCCGGAAGTAATTCTTTGTAAGCTAGTGATTGAAATTGTGTGACTGCTTCTGCAAGGACAGGGTGTGTTGCACCACTTGCACCTTGAAAGGGTTCTCCCCTATCTTCATATTTAAAACCTAACAAGTCTAATCCTTTTGTGTAGGTTTGCTCCCAATCTTTTCTAGAAGATTTATAATCTAAATACATATCTTTGAGTTCATTACCCAAAGGTCCTAAGACGTCGTCTTCTAAGTATTCAGCTAAATTTGCAAAATGATTTTCACTTCCTTCCATCATCACTTTAGAAGGATCAAAAGATATTTCAGCGCCTCCTTCATCTGTTTGTATAATTTCAATATTGTCAGGAGCTTCTTGCTCTTGATTAATTTGTTGTGTTATTGACTCTGTAATTTTATCTTGTCCTGGAAGTTCAATTGTTGTTCTTTTTGAATTTGGTAACGCTTTATCTATTTCTGCCATTTAATAACCTTACTTGTTTTTGAATAAAGATTCAATGCCTTCTGACTGTGGACCGCTTTCTGGTGGTATTAAACCACCCATTGCGTATCCTGATGCTGCCATAATATTATCTATTTCTTGTTGTGAAAAGCCTGCTGCTTCTAAATATCGTCGAGTAAAAAGTTCTGTTTCTGAAGGATCGGTGTCATCATCAGATGATGAGCCTTGTCCTTGGCTTCCGCCTCCGCCTCCGCCTCCGCCCCCACCGGGTTGATTAGGTATTTGTATAATTTCAGGTTCTTCCTCAACAGGAAGTCCTGAGCCTGCTTGATAACCACTTCCAGGTGTTCTTAAAAATTCCTTTTGTGCTTCCTCAAATGCATCTGCTGCATTTATTTCATCTAATAAATCTCTTTGTGCTGGAGACATCACTTTAAAACCAGGAGGCATTTGTGGTTTACCGTATAAAGAGGAACCATAAAGAGGATCAGTTAATTCTGTTATTTCTACATCTCCAGGAATTGCAGATTTAGTAAGAGCAAAGGCGTCTCCTGTTGCATCCGCTCCACTTGAAAAAGGATCAAATTGTGGTTGTGGTTTTTCTTCTAAAGATTTTTGAATAGCATCAAGAGCGCCTGATGTAATTCTTGGGTCAACTGTTGTTTCTTCCTCTTCTTGAGCTGGAAATAAAAAATTTTTAGCTGTGCCAAATAAATCTGTTGCGATCTTTGCTGCTACAGATCCTGGCACTGCGAGCTTGGCTACCCCTTCTGCTATACCTGGGCTTCGAACCATTTCTGGAACATTGCTAGCAGGGTCTGTGTATTGCAAACTATTATAACCAGTGACAGCTCTTCCTATGTCTCCACCCAACTGTCCTAAACTAGGAGCAGTTGCAGTTAGTCCTGGTATCTGTCTTGATAGAATAGTTCTACCTTGGTCATCTTTAATTCCAAGATTATTAAAATTAACTCTTTGTATACCATCAGGTCCTGTAAAAACTGTTGCACCCTGATCTATAGCATCACTTATGGTTGACATCTTATCAATGTAACTCGCTACGTCAGCAGGTCTTTGATACTTAGATCCAACTTCTCCAATATTTTTTCCAATGTCTGTAAAAGAAGAACCTTGATTACCACCCGTGGCTTTGTTTACGTTTTTAATTGCTTTTTGTAATTTGATTGCGTCTGCTTCATTGATACTAGCGAGTCCATAATTACCTGCCATGGCCATAGACTGAGCAGGGCTCATTCCTCCGCCTTCACTACCACCTGATTGTTTGCTAGGTTTACTTCCCATTTAAACTCCTATTGACGCTAAGCCTCCGTTAGCATATGTACCACTATCTTCCATATCTTTTACAATCTGCTCAAACTCTTCTTTTGAAGGCATTCCCATGGTTTCATTTAAAGCTTCATATAAATCTTCTTCATTTATAGTTTCTCCTCTACCAACATTTATTATATAAGAATTTTTATTCAAAACAATATAACGTTCCTATAGAAAATATAAAGCTTCATATAAATCTAAACCTTGTGATAATAATTGCAAGACATTTATAACTTTAGCCGCTGGTAGTCTTCTAGGTAAACTTTTTATCAAACCCGTTAGATTAAATCCTTCTTTTTTGACAGGTAGTCTTTTGTTTTTTGTAATTGTCTTTTGGTTTTCTATTTTACGTTGATTATCCTCAAATTCTAGGGATCCTCTTTGAGGAGGTATGTTAACTAAATCTTTAAGATATTCATCAAATATTTTTGCGTCTTCTTTAGGTATCTCACCAGGTCCTAAAGTGTCATAGAAATCTGCTTCTAAATCTTCAGGTGAACTAAAATAAAAATCTTTTATAAACTCTATCGACTCAGGGGTATAATCTACTTTAGAGTCAGGACCCTCAAAATCTGTGGGTTCTCCAAATTCTTCAGGATTAAAGTTTATTTCATAAGAGGGTATTTCATAATCGTAATATTCTGTTTCACCGTCGGGTCCTGTGGCACCACCCGCTCCGGTTTCTGTAACGGTTAGTTTACCTGTACCTCGTGGTGTTTCACCGATAGGTTCACCATAACTAGGATTATATTCTTCATATTCAAACTTACCCAACTGATATGTATCATAACCCCCACTGCTAGAAAATATTCCTTTTGATTTTATCATGTCTATTATGGGACCATAGTTGTAAGGAGCATTTGGGTTTAACTCGCCTTTGACAATTTCTGTAATACCTCCTGTATCTCCGGTATCACCTGGAAGAGTTGTTGCTGC